TGTTGGTGGTGTTCGGATGGAGTAAAGATCATACCATTTTCGAGCGACTTGGAAAAATCCATCGATAAAGGCAGGTGGTTGAGTTGTATCGAACTTCTCGTAGTCTCCGTCATTGACTTTGCTGTCAACCTCTCTCAATTTCATGACAATTTGGTGCCACTCGCAAGAATAAGGATTGATGCCAATAGCGGTCGTGTTCTTGATGCGTTCGTTTTGGATGTGTTGGAAATAAGCACCATAGTACATCTTCATAAAAATGACAAGATGCATTGGGCTTGCGGCAAAAACGCGCGTCTTGATGTCTTCGGGTTTTGATCTGTCGCAGCGACTAAGCTTTCGTCGTTCATCTTTTAAGGTGTCCTTAAAAATGGTGGGTGAAACAATTCCATCAATGGCATCTTGTTCAAGCTTTGAAATGGCTTGCCTGAGATCCTCGTGGATGAAGCGTGTTTCTGTGTTGATCCAATGTCTTTTACCTGGTTCTGGATGGGATTCCAAGCACCATGGATAGCCAGGAGATGTATCGGTTTTCATTGGTTCGATGATTCCAGGAATACCGAATACGGCTTCCTCAAGTGTAAGTTTGCGTGCGATGGTTGGTTTGCCTACGAAGAAGGCGGCTTCCATGGATCCTTTGCAAGATTCCATGTCTTCTTGAGAAACATATCCAGGAGCATTTCCGAAGCTCTGCGCGCCTTTAACCAAAGGATCGCAACCTGGAACTGGAGCCAGGACTGCTGGGACCTTTGTGATGGGAAAAAGGCCATGAATTTCTGATTTTCGAATAGAAGTCTTTGTTGGTTCGAACACGGCTTTGGATAGGCCAAGTTGTTCGACTGCGCCTTGGATGACTGGGCGCTCGTTCTCTTTCGTGATTGGTGGCTCGAAAGCGAGCTTAGCCGAACGATGGGCTTCAGCTAGCAAATAGTCAACGTGCTCTTTGATGAGAATGAACGAAAATCCAGCATTGGTTTGTCCTGCAACATGCATGCCGCAAATCTTACGCGACATTCGTGGGTCGCAAGCGACAACAAGTGCTCCGCAATCTCCGTCAATCGTGGATCCTCCTCGGTATTCCAAAAATCCCTTCACCTCCATAACATCGTCTTCTTCTTCTGGAAGAGTAGGATCGGTACCTACATTTAACGTTTCTGATTGGACGGTGGCGGGAATGTTCAAAACCTCGAAGTATTTTCCTCGCTTGAGTGGTATGCGTACTGGGACAGTCTCGAACTTCAAGTCATTCTCTTTGGCGACGTGCTTAGTCAAGTCTTTGTGGTCGCGAACGCATGATGGAAATTCGACCATAGCGAGATCGATGTCCGGGTGCTTGTGCAAGATTAGATCATCCCATTCAAATGGTGTCTTCAATTGTTCTGATGGAAGTTGAACATAGCATTTTGGGGCCATCTGCAACGAGTCTAGAACGTGAACGTTCATGAAACAGCAACGGCCGATCAAAAATGTGCCCGTTCCGCAATGTCTAACTGCGTCTTCTGAAGCGTAGAATGCGGCAACTTGTCCAGTGATGCGGGATACGATAGCTGAGCTAGCGTTGTCGATGTCTCCCTGAACTTTTGGTTTCGCTCCACGTACAGCTGATCTGATCTTGGGTGTTTTCCCCATGTGGTCCCATGACTCTCTCTGGGCAACGTGATTCCCCTTGACGGTACTACGCAAACCTGGTGTGCGGCCTTGGTAGTCCCAAGATTCGGTGTGAACGGGGTTGGCAACAGGTGGTGAGTCTTGTTTCTCTGAGCCGATAAACTTCATGATGTAGAAAATGCCCATACGGATCAACAGTGTGAGACTGACGGCGCCAAGAACGATAGCGCCTGATTTCGCGTGGTCTGAGATGAACTTGACCATGCCAGTCAGAAGAGGACTAGCTTTGTACATGTCTTTGAGATAACGCATGAAACTGGCAGCGTAATACTTCTTCATAGAGGAAGCAACGGCGAGTTGAGTGGCTCGCTTCTCAATGTCGGCAAATTGTGGCAGATCTTTGACTAGCATGGCGTATTTCTCAAGATCGATGTCATCATCCGGAGCAAACGTGCTTTCTGATTCGAGTGTGGGGAACAGAACACGATAACCGCGAGGAACGACCCAAACTTCTCTGAGTGGTTCCATGATGGCTTGTTCTGATTCGAAGAATTCGAAAAGATCATTCTCGGCAATTACCGAAAACGGGAGCATGTGGCTCAAGATTAATGGTGCGATGACTTCAAGATGTTTCTCTTTTTCGGCTGCCCACGGTGTAGCGGGGATCCAATCTCGGAGGCCTTGTGCTGTGGGCCTGTCACGTTTCGGGACGTTTGAGGTTGTGCAGTCGGAAGGCAATCCGACAATTCGGTCGATGTTTGGGATGGAGCTAATGTCGGCCTTGATGATATCGGCAGCTTGTCGTCGCTGCATATCCTCTTTGTAGATGGTAGAAGAGTTAATTTTTAGTTCTCTTTTCTCACGTGCAATGGTGACGAGTTGTTCAAAATTCACAGTAGCAACTGGAAGTTTATCGATGACTAAGTCGAATTCATAGCAAGTTGTGTCAAAAGCTCCTTCGAGATTTGGTTGTCTGGGTCGTCGTACTTTCACGACGATGTCCATGCGACGCTGAAGAGCAGCAGGGTGTGTGATCGATTTCGGTTCAAGTGTCTCAACGTTGGATGTCAAAATCATGAGCTTCGAAGTGAAATAAGAATTTGCCTTCTCACTCAAATCAGCCATGGGAACCAAGAAAGGTGCGTTGTTGGCAGATTGGATGACTTCAAAGACCTCTGGGTTGGGGCTTGAGTCTGAGTCTCGTTTTTGCATAAAGTCGTCAAAGACCACAATTGATTGTCCGTTGTATCCGGCCCAAAATTCTGAAGCAACATTGCGAGTGTAGATGTGATTTGCAAGTGCTGGGTAAGTCTCGAAATCGAGCTCACCTTTCATGACTTCAAGAGCCAAGAAATGGGTGATGGCGGATTTACCGACACCACTCTCTCCGAACATGTGGATGACAACGGGTTCAATACGTGAACCTGATACTTTGAAAGCGCTCTTTTGAACTTCCGATCTCCATTTGAGGATGTCGTTCTGATATTGACGAACGACGGGAGCGAAAGTTCCCCTGATCTTCATGCGGTCTGCGAGGTCGAATAATCTCATGAGTTCTCGATACATGGATTCGACTTCTTCGCAAACGGGTTGTGATGATAAAATGTGCTTGTGTTTTTCCTGTGCGTTGAATAAATTCACGCGTTTGACTAGAAGTTCGAAATCTGTCATTTGTGACAGACATTCGTCGAGTCCAGGAGCGTTCCCGTAGGCTGCTTCGTAAACCATGGGGTAAAGTTCTTTCCAAGCTTCACCGAAGATGCGGTGAAAAGCTCCAATTCCGGCAAGAGTAAAGCCCAAGCTAGCGGCTCTCTTGCAAATTCCTACACCATTTGATGCGGAGATGTTGGTGGCACCCAATGCGACGATCAGAAGAGCTGATACGGCACTAGGAACCCATGACATGGCAGATTGGCGTGTGACTTTAGCGGAGTCGTACAAAGATGAAAAGTCGATGATGAGTTTGGGCGCGATCTGTGCGAAAATAGCGACTAACGTGGCGCATGCTACCATTTTGGATGGCGACATGAACAAAACTGAGAGTGAAGCTAGAAGTCCGGTCATGGAACAAATTGATTCAACCATCATTTGAAGAGCGCTCTTTTGCAAAGAGTTTCCAAATTCTGGTAGTGCGGAAAGAATTGTCTGCAATTGGTCGTTGGTGAACATATTGCAGTTGAAAAGTGTGAATGCTTGACCTCGCACTTCGATGGAACGAAGTTTGGTGAGGTAGTCGGCGGTGAAAGAATCGTCTTTTGAGTAGATGATGGTGAAGCGATTTTGGTTGAAGAAATAGCTGCGTTCGGTCAAATGGGTCGTCTTGTTGAAAACTGGAACTCGGGAAATCTTGCAGAGGGTAGCAAGGCGTCCAGAGAACAAGTGTTGGCGAAGCATATGACGTTTGGAATCGTCTTGTGCGCGGGCGATTTTTGCAACGAAAACTTTGCGTCCTTTGATTGTTACGTCAAAAGGGTGTTTAAGCATTTCGTGGCGTTCAAGTTTTTCGTAATCGGCGGTGTTGAAGTTGCAGCTGGTCGTGATGGAATTTGAACGATTGATTTTGTTGATGCATCTCGCTTGAAAATTGAGATACATGTGCCAAGAAGCTTTGGCAATGACACTGGTGTTGTGTGTCAAAAAGAAGTTGATGGACGCGCGTCGGGTGGTGAATGTGTGAGATTCGAACCAGCGAGGTACGTTGGACACAACGAAAGAATCAAGAGTGTCTTCGAATGTGACCAAAAGGTCGGAGAAATATAAAACCTCGGTAGTTGTGGCGGATTTATGTTCCATTTTGAATTTTTGGTTAAATTTGATTTGTTCTGAGAAATTCTGTTTTGGTTTGTTTGTATAATTTGTGAAAATTTGGAATGCTTTAAATTGAAATCTTAATGGTGTAATCATGAATTGGAATTTAAATTTTTGTAGAGACAGTATCAAGGATTATTTGGTCAGAACCATTC